ATGGACGGGCTACTCATTCAAACCTCGAAGGAGGTTGTCCTATCAGGGAACTGCTTCTGGGAGAGGGTCTTCGCCAACAACAAGCTTGTCTCCTTGAAGATTCTGCCGCTCTCGTCAATCAAGTTCATCTTGCGAAGCAAGATTGGCGGACGCGCCCAAAACTATGTACAGCAGATAGGCACAGACAAGGTTGAGTTCACGGCTGACGAGATCGTTCATTTTCGGTTGAATCCTGTGGACGGATCGGCTTGGGGAACCGGGATCCTGCACAGCCTCGCAACAAGCAAGCAGATCGACGAGACTAGCGTTCGACCGGCCTTCCTAGACATCAAGGCTCGACTTGAGGATGACATACAGAAGATCGTGCATCGATATGCAGCGCCGAAGCGGCTTTGGAAGTTTGAAGGCGTAGGCGACGAGAAGCTAGAGAAGGAGTATGCCCCCACAATCCAGTCAGCACCTGCAGATGCAGACTTCGTCACGAACAAACCTGTCGAAGTTGACTCCTTAGACATCAATCCCTCCGCCCGATTCGACGGCATGATCGAGCAGATTTACTCACAAGTGGTGCAAGGCCTCCAAACGCCTATGACACGCCTATTCACGACACCGGGCTTCACAGAGGCAAGCGCAACCGAAGCCACAAAGATGGCTGACCGGAAGATCATGAAACTGCAGCGAGACTTGGCACGGATCGTTGAGAGAGAAGTCTTCAAGGTCCTTCTCCAGCAGAGTGGGATCGATCCGAAAGCCGCGAGAGTGCGTATCCGCTGGGGCATGCAGGAACGACCCGAAGTTGAACTTGAGAATTTGATCCAGCTCATCCAAGTCAGCGCCACAAGCGGGATCGAATACATCACTCGCCAAGAAGCCCGCAGCATGCTGGCGAAGTATGCAGGCTTCGAGCTTACAGAAGAGCAACAGCCTCCAGAGAAGGAGAAGAAGACATGAGACTACTGAGACACCTAAGGTTCCGTGTCGCAAGCTTGGCTGAATCGTTCCGGTGGGCTCCACCTATCGAATTCTACAAGGCCATCGAAGGCGACAAAGGCAAGTTCTACCAAGTCCACGCGATTCATGTTACGACAACGGGCAACAGGCACAAGTACACCGAGGAAGAACTCAGAGATGCGGGCCGGTCCCTGGCTGATAGGCCTCTCGGCCTCAACCACGAGAGAAAACTGCCTCACCCCCCAAACAAAGTGGTGGACTCTGAGTTCGAAGACAACAGTGTCGAGGCCGTGATCTACGTTGAAGACGAAGAAGTCAACCGTCTCTACGAGGAAGGGAAGATCAAGAAAGTCAGCATCGAAGCAAAGTATCGCACAGCAGATGTCGGGGAAGTCCTAGTGCCGAGAGGAATTGTCTTCACACGCCTTGACTTGCTCACAGAAGGCGTGGCCCCCGGTGACCCGTTCACGAGCATTAGACTTTGGGAGCGGAGGCTTGCCGAATCGCTGAACGAACAGCAGAGAGAACAATACTTGAGGGCTGTTGTGGCAGAGCTTAGAAGGCGAGGCGTGAAGGCTTAGGCGTCTTACGATATTTGTCGTAAATCAACCGTCATTATGGTTACTGAGACTGCGCAAGCGGATCGATGAGTAACAGAAAATTCTCCCGAAGAAAGGAGCTGATTCAAATTGAGTGAACAGACTCCTCCCTCAACCACTTCTCCCGAGACTCCAACCGGCCTGGAACACGTTCCGACAGAGGATCTTCTGCGCTTGAAGGAGCAGCTCGAGACGAAGGGTGAGGGGAAGAAGGAGGTTGAACCGAAAGTGAGTAAGGAAGAAGAAGGGAAAGGGATTGTAGCTCCACCCGTACTAGAAGAGGCAGTAGGACCCTGGCAAGTCAGAGTCGTCAACAAGCTCAAAGAGTCTTTGACTACAACGGACGCAGTGAAAGCCATCCCGATCGTTTGGAGCCCGCAAGTTGAGCTCGGAGCTCAACCGAAGCGAGTGATGAGAGCTCTGGGCATCGTGGACACGACGCTGCGAGGCCAGCCCGGTAACAAGTTCTACTTCCCCAAGGTCCCCACGGTCCTTGAGGCGATTGATGCAACGGAAGGTGTAAAGCCAGATGACTTGGCTGTGACCGTGGATCGTCTCGAGATCACGGTGAAGGAGATCATTGCAGCGATCTCGGTTACAAGGCAGGTCATCGAGCAGGTCACCTTCAATGTGGTTGACGTCCTCACAGATCTGCTGAGTGAAGGTGTCGCGAACAAAGAAGACAAAGATATTCTTGCAGCGCTCGAAGCCGCAACGGGAATCGCAGGAACGCTTTACGGTGGAGATGCCACCAGCGAGGCCACTGTGGATTCCACTGACATTTTCAGCACAGATCTCTTGGCGAATGCGATAACCACGATGCGAAAGGAGAAACGTGAGCCTCGCGTAGTGGTCATTCATCCAGCGCAGGAAGGCCCATTGCTGAAGAGCGACAAGTTCATCAACGCCGCCCAATACGGCGGACGAGAAGTCATCATGAACGGCGAGATTGGACAATGGCTTGGCATCAAAGTGCTGAAGACTACACAAGTCCCAACCGGCACAGGCGCAGGAGGAATCACAACCTACCACGCTTTCCTCATTAGTGAAAGAGTGTGGGTCGAGGAAGTCAAGCGGGACCCCGAGGTTGAACCGAAGTACGAGCCGGGCGAAAGGAAGACCTACCTGTACGGCACGATGGAGTACGGGCTTGGCATACTGAACGCGAAGGGCATCGTGAAGCTGATCACAGCCTAAGCCCTGAAGATCCCTTCTTTTCCCAAATTTCACATGTCGAGAGAATTCCCCATTTTTGAGGAAACGAACCGAAACATTAGAGTTGACTATGTTTGCCATACACAACGAGAGCTGAGGTTAGAAACCTCTCTGGGCTCACAACGACCGAGATTAGCGACACGATCGTGGACGAGATGATCGGTTGGGCTGACAGAGACATAGAACAGATCACAGAGAAGGTTTGGACTGGCCAGCAAATCAAGGAACTGCTAGGCGTTCAGAAGTCTTCAAGCAACAAGACCTTCCGCTCCATTTACAAGCCCATCGTCGACGACCAAGGAAACACAACAGATGACGAATCAAAGGTCACGGTCTATGTGGATGGCACTTCGCAGGCTTTAGACAAGTTTGAGCTCAGAGGCACAGAAGGCAAAATCATCTTCACAACAGCGCCCTCGATAGGCGCAGGGGTCGAGATGACTTACCGCTACAGCATGAAGCCCATCCAAGAAGCCTCAACATTTCTGGCAGCTTCGTATTGTTTCCATCGCTTGGCGAAGAGTGAGGAGAAGGAGAAACTGTTCAAGGTGAGGGCGATGGAGATTCTCCGGCAGATTACAGGCCACACGTTCGCAGCGACAAGGTAAGAGCTATGTGGCAGGAGCTTGTCTTCGTGAACCTGCTTTGGGTAATGTGGGCGCTGAATATCTTCGATCTCTTGATCACGGAGCTTGGTATTCGGCATCATGGTCTCCGAGAAGACAACCTGTTCCTATCTTCGCTGATCGGGAAAGTCGGCTGGGGATGGTTCGCAGTCCTCAAGGTGGCAGCGGTTAGTTGGCTACATGTCTACCTTATGATCATCTTTCTTGAGATTCCGCCTTTTCGTCCCTTTGCTTGGCTAGCAGCAATCCTTGCAACTGTTCTGCTTTGCTTTGGATGCGCATGGAATGTTCGTTTGCTCCTCTCAGCTTCACGCCTACATATCAAAAGGACAAATCAGTGAGGCTTCATGTCCACGCCCATCCAAACCGTAGAGAACGCAATCGCTGTGAAGCTGCGCGAGATCGAAGGCTTAACGGTCTACGAGGTTAGGCCTCCACGCGGGTTCCCATTGCCATCAGCCACTCTCCAGCTGATATTCACGCGAATTCGTGGAGGGTTCCCTGACAAGATGCAGTACTTAGATGTCAGCTTCCAGGTCGATGTCTGGGCTCGGGTAGAGAGTCAGATGCGTGAATTCGCTGACAAAGTCTTGACGAAGCTGTACGAGGCGAGGAACACATTTGGTTTTGTAGATATCGTTCCTTGGGGCGGGCGCGATCTGCCTGAAGAAGATGTTTGGCGCCGCTCCTTCGACTTCAGAGTCACGACAACTATCACGAAGTCATAGTCATCTCTTGTGACCGGCTGGCCCACGTGACGGGCCAAGATTCTCAAGGAGGTTTTAGAAAATGTCTAGTCCATTCAAGCCTCTAGTGGCATCTATCAAAATCGGAACCCAGACAATCGGCTCAGGATTGACAACCGCGTCAAGCATTTCTTTCGCCCGCGATATCGAAGAGTTCTACGGACACGGCAGCGATGGCAAGCCGACCCTAGTCAAAGGCAACAAGCACTTTGGTTTTACACTCGAAAAGGCATACATCGACAAGACCTACGGAGAACTGGTCTTGGCAGGCACCCCTGCTGACGTAATATTCTACCCTGAGGGCACTGGAACCGGCAAGCAGACCATCACCGTCAAGAATGCGATTCTCAACATCTGGGACTTCACGATGGATGAGGATGCCATAGTGGCTGAAGGCGTCGAAGGAATAGGCGACGACTTAGTGTTCGGAACGCAGGCGTAAACGCAACTGCGTTCTAATGGAGTTGGGGAGTTTTGACTGTAGAGAAGAGAGATTTGGAAGTCAAAGTCTCGATCGGCTTCATCTGTCATGGCCCCTTGGAGGACTATGCGGCCATTCGAGACTTCATACGCAGCTTGCCGAGGACCCGCCTGATCTACCATACGGGTTCCACGAGCGAGCTGTTCATAGTTCGAAGGAGGAGAGAAAATGGGAGAAGAGGAGAAGAAGAGCAAGCTCGAGAAGCGAGCGGAAGAGGAAGCAAAGCGACTAGCTAAGGCTGAAGAGGCAAAACTCAAGACTTTGGATGAGCTTCTCAGCGAAGACGAGGGACCACGTGAGGTTTTTGTGCCTGATCTCAACTGCATCGTCAAAGTCTGCCCCTTGAGATTCCGCGACTACCCAAACCTAGCTGAAGAGAAGGATCCATACAAACTAGCCCTCAAAACCCTGATGTTAACGTTAGGCCGCGCAGACCCATCGATCACCGAAGAGAAGCTAGGGGACCTCACCCTAGTGAAAGCTAGTCGAATTATTGAGGCCCTCGGCCTAGGTGCACTCAAGTCCCCTTTATCCGAGCCGAGGCGAACATCACCTACCTAGCGAAAAGCATCGAAGGTCAAGCACTCTTCGCACTCTGCTCTTTGCTCAACAGGACACCATCTGAGGTCGGAAAGATCCCGCTGAGTCAAGCACTGTTTCTGCTTCACGCAATGGGGCATCAAATCAAACAAGCAACAAGATCCGCGAAAGGTCGGAGAAGATGAGCTTCTCAATCCGCATCGTTAGGGACACCGCTACCCCAATGCTGGAACGGATAGCGGCGCGACTCAAGGAATCATTCTCTCAACAACTTCAGACAGTTGGCGGAGTCATGCGCAACTACGCATACGATATCTGCCCAAAGAGGACTGGCTACTTGGCTTCAACGATTTTCTTCAAGTCGGTTGGCTTACTCGACTTCGAATTTGGGGCCTCCGCTGAGTATTCCGTTTTCGTCGAAATGGGTACACGATTCATGGTAGCTCGTCCCTTCATTCGCCCAGCTCTCGAGGCCTACCGAGATGAACTGATTCAGGCAGGTTGGAAGGCCGTGAAGGAGGCGGTCAAATGAGTGTAGCAGGCGAAGTCGTTGTTGCAATCAAAGGCGTAGACGAAGCATCCAGCGCGATGGACAAGGTCCGCGCTAGCCTAGGCGTTTTCTCAGGCGTGATCGGGGATCTTGGAGGGGGCTTCACCTCGCTTGGCAATGTGATCTCCGGTTTCGCAGGCGCAGGCGTCATGGGAGCTGCCTCTGCGGCAGTCGGCGAAGTTGTGAAGGGGCTGCAGGACTGTTTCAAGGTTGCGACAAGCAGTGAGGAAGTTTGGAATAGGCTAGCGGCCACTGTCGAGAGGTCGGGCACATCATGGGCATCAGTGAAAACAAGGATTGAAGAGTTCGCGGCAAGCGCCGAGAAAATGACGAGGTTCAGTGATGAGCAGATCGCTGCTGCAATGAAGACGCTCATCGACCACGGCATGAGCGTTGACCAAGCGATGAAAGCCATGACGCAGACAATGGATCTCGCTGCTGCGAAACAGGTGAGCCTGGGCGAAGCCGCCAATGCGGTCGGAAAAGCATTCATCGGTATGGAGCGGCCGCTGCGAAGCATGGGTGTGGTTCTCGATGAGAGTGTTCCGAAAGGGAAAGAGTTTGCGACTGCGATGGAGCTCATTTCGCAGAAGTTTGGGGGCGCAGCTCAGGCAGATGTGGAGAGCTACGCTGGGAAGCAGCAGCAAGTCGCAAACGCAATGGACAACTTGAAAGAGAAGATCGGCAACGCCCTCATTCCTGTAATGAATACGTTTCAGAATCTCATGGGTGAGGTAGTCAAAGGCGCAGATAACCTCGTCACAGGCATAGGAGAAGCATGGAAAGCCTTCACACAGATGCCTGAAGTGCAAAAGATGGCTGAGGGCCTCGGCAAAGTTTGGGACGACTTGACGAAAGGATTCATGACGATCGGTGAGGAACTCGGCAAGGCTGTTCTTCCAGTCTTCAAGGAGCTTTGGACTGCTCTCAAAGGTGTCTGGGATGCTTTGCAGCCCGTGTTCGAGGCGTTTGGCAAGATCTGGGAAGCTCTCGTGGGGGTGAGCACGGAAGGTAAGAACGCCTACACGATCTTCAACCTGATTGCGGATATTCTCAGGGTCACAGTGGTTCCCGCTCTGCAGGGCCTCGTCGAAGTCATCAAGCTAGTCACGCCTGTCATCCAGTTGCTTGCGGAAGGATTCAAGGCAACAGTCGAAGTGGTGGCCCCGCTCATCAAGCAGTTGATCGAATCGATTGGAGGCTTCATCGCCTGGCTCAAGGAGACGTTCGAGGGATTCTATAAGTGGCTTGTCGGCGGCTCATTCGTGCAGGAACTGATGGATGCCGTTTTCGGAGTTTTCAAGGCAGGCTTTGATAATCTGATCAAAGGGATCACTGGCTGGCTTGGCAGCATCGTCGACACAATCACAGCATGGGGCAAAACAATCACCGACATCTTCACGAACCTTTGGAACGGCATCGTTAGTTTCCTCGGCGGCATATGGAAGCAAATCACAGATATGGTGTCGAGTGGGGCACAGCAAACGCAGAACACGCTTCAAAACCTCTCGAACGAGGTTGCTCAAGAGTCAATTTGGCCTGACATGTGGAACCTCATGGTCAGGCAGACGAAAGAAGGCATCCAAGGGATCCTCTCTGAGACACAGAGAGGGCTTGGTGGAATCGAGAGCACTTTCAGAAGCGCAGCTTTCTCACTATCGCCTTTGATGGGTGGGTTTGCGAGGCCCAGAGGAGGAGCTGCGGGTCCATCTGGTCCCACACATATGACAGTGAACATTCCTATCACGATTCAGTCGATGACTGGCGAAGTCAAGGACCTTGACAACCTGACAAGGATGATCAGCCGCGAGCTCGGCAACGCAGTGAAGTGGAGACGATAGCATTTGCCCACACTGGTGCGACAGGTTGAGGGGAAGATCTACGATTCAAGGTTCGATGATCTCAATGGTTGGATTGAGGAGGAGGACCTGCCACCGCTGTGGGCGCAGGCAAGCTACACGGCTCTCGCAGGCGACCCTTTCTATTCATCGCCTTACAGCCTTCTTGCGCTGACGAAGTCGCCGGCTAACGCCGGAAACGTCTCAGCGGGACAGTATCTGCGACGCAAGCGAACGGTCACGGTCCCATCCGGCCTGACTTCTGTCCGTATGCAGGTTCGCAACCGCTGGGTGCACGCGCCCTCCACGATGGGGTTTGCAAGACGTGTAAGGCTTGGCGATTCCTTATTCCTCGACGGACAGGTCGGCGATGAGCAGAATGTTTGGCTTTGGAAGAATGATGTTGTAAATACAAGTGCTGGAGAGAAGGATCTGCGGGTCGGCGTGGAAGCCTACACGACCGTGTATGAGGTACAAGATAACACGCAGTATCACTGGTTCGACGATATTGTTGTCTGCAGAAGTGGATCAATCAAAGTCACAAACCTTGCGAGTGGCTACAAGGCTAAGCTCTTCGACGCCTCGGACGCATTGATCGTAGAGGCAACCGAATCTGGCGGAATAGCAACGCTCGATGTGTCCAACGCTTCCTATCCTATCACTGGGCGCTTCAAAATCTACGACGGGGGCAACAACCTCGTCCACACATCTGAGCTGTCGACTGACATCTATGGGGGAGACGAATATCTTTACGGAGAATCCTACTCAATCGCAGTCGAAACTGACAACTACATAATCAACAGGCAAGGTGCATCTTCGCCTACCAGCGCGACGATCACGTTCACCTTGAAGGATGAGGATGGGGATCCGGCCGTTGGGAAAACCATCAATTTCATGACATCCCATGGGACCGTGAATCCGTCCAGCGGCGTCACGGGGGGTGACGGTAAAACCTCGACAACCCTTACAGCCACGACGATGGGGATCGCAGTTGTGAAAGGAGAGTGGCCGGGCACAGATCTGTACCCTCGCATCTACGTAACGATTGAGGTCAGTGTTCATCGCGATGCCGACAGCCCCGACGGCGACAAAGAATACGACATCTGGATTCAGGGGCGAAAGATATGGGATTGCGCTGTCATCCGCGTCTCCGATAATCCAGCTGAAGACATCACCGAGCTTGAGATTCCTTACATTGATGTTGACGTGAAGGGTCTCTATGATTTTGCGATCTACCGATATGGGACCAAGCTGTTTTTCGGTCGCATTGAAGTCTTGACGAAAAGGATTGCGCCTACGCCCGCCATGAAGCTCGAAGGTCGTAGTATGATTCAGGCGCTTATGCGAACTCCCATCGAGTCAGCCGTCTTCACGAATGCGACCTTGAAATCAATCATTGAGCAGATTCATTCGCAGTTTCTCGCGCCGTTCAAGCAAGTCCTACTAGGGACCATATCGCAGCATCTCGAAAACATCTCAGTGACATTAAGCGAGACAGATCAAACGGCGTATGATCTTCTTTCGAAGGTTGCAGCGCTAGGTGCCGCAACCGTGAGCGTTGATGCAGACAGAAAGATGCATGTGAGGTAGCGACGATGGCTACTTTCAAGGAAGGCGAGAACTGTCATGTCATGGAGTACACAACAGACTATCGGGACCTTGCCACGGTCCTCAAGCTCCGGGGTGGGGAAAATGAATCTGGAGCACAAATCGTTGTGATCGTTTCGGATGAGGATGCTATCAAAACATATGGCAAACGCATGAAGGTCGCTTCGGAGCCGCAGTGGACAACGCTGGTCCTCTGCCAGCTGAGAGCCTTGCAGCTCCTGGCGAACTACTCCAAGCCAGCAATATCGATCAGTCTTGATGCGAGGGCTGAGGTTCTCCATGTGGGCGACTCTGCTCAAGTTCTCAGCAGTAATATGGAACTCGACGACTCATTCACGGTTCAGTCGGTCGTCTATGAATATGGCCCAGGAGGCAGAATGACAGTCGAGCTGACGAATAGAGCTGTCACCCTAAGCGACATCCTCGCAACCATCGAAAGACAACTAGAAAGGAGGTAGCAGAACGCATGGTGAAGTTTGGAACGAGAACCCTACCCGGAACAGTGCTCCAAATCGAAGAGAGAGACAGGAAAATATACGAGGAACGTCCGATCCCTGGAAAACTGCTGGCCTCCCGAAAGCAGCATGGAGCCTTTGGCGAAGAATATATTGTGCGGGGGCTACTCACGGAGAACCTTGTCACCGAGCGGACAGCCCTCAAGGCTCTCGCCGATGGGACCCCTCGCATCTTTGACCTAGAGGATGGGTCACCTCAAATCTACGCTCTAATGCTTGACCCCCTCTTCAGGATGGAAGCTGGAAAACTTCACTATGAGCTAGCCATCGCCCAGACAAGCATGCTTGCATCAAGGGCTCTCTCTGACAGCCCAACCATCTCGGACCTCCT